AGATGCACACTGATATAAACAAGTGTGCGCTAAACATAAATCATTGGAACATGCTGTGTGTGGCTATAAAAGGTTGGGATAATTATACTGATTATCATCAACAGCAAAATTTTAACGATGATTATTATTCTTTAGATGCTTATGTAAACCTTGGTGGTCGTTTAATGACTAGAGCGCATGACATTTTTCCAGATTATATGACACCAGATAACACATATTACTTGAATTATCATGCCAATAATCATTGGCAAGAATACAGATTACAAGTATGTAAAATAAAATTAAAAGATCACCAGACTTGTCTAACTGGCAAAAGGCATCATTGTTACGGCAGTTGGTTTAGCGAGGAGCAGGCATTAGAAGTGTCAACAAGTTTAGCTATGGATGATGTTTTAACAAAGGGATACCTTGAGGAAATATTCAATATAACTGACGAATCTTTTCATAAGCAGTTAATAAGTTGGCACAGAAAAAATCTAAAGTTGTTGGCTTATAAATAACATTTTGGAGTAAACATCATGGCAGAGTTTTTTGACTTTGGTTTCACAGCCGTAGACGAAGATGAATTAGAAATAGTTAAGGCACAAATAGATACCACTGGTACTATTGTCGATGAACTAGCACGTGTACAAGCCAAGCTTGATGCGCTCTATAACGCATTCACACCACTATTAAACAATTTAAAAAGCAATCCACAAAAAGAATACATCTTGTGGCCTGATCGTTTAGCTAAAGTGGAAGCATTCGAAGACCACCTACAAGAAATTTATAGTAAGGAAACATAAGAATGATATTAACCTTAGATCAAGTAAAGCATATTCTTAATGGTAAAGATCAAGAGGAAATGGAATCGTGGCATAAAGCACTAGAAAGCATTTTACCTGAATATGACATTAACACCCCAGAACGTATTGCAGGTTTTATGGCACAATGTGCCCATGAGTCAAATAATTTTAAAGTGTTAGAAGAGAATTTAAATTATTCAGCTAATGGACTTAATAAGATTTTTCCAAAGTATTTTGAACGTGCTGGTAGAAATGCAGAAGAATACCACAGACAACCTGAAAAGATTGCCAATATAGTTTATGCAAATCGCATGGGTAATGGTGATACTGAGAGTCGTGAAGGATGGTTATTTCGTGGAAGAGGTATAATACAATTGACCGGGAAGAATAATTACACTGCCTTTGGTAAAGATAAAAATGTAAATCTTTCTCCTGAAGAAGTTGTTAAGTATCTTGGCACGCATCGTGGTGCATTACGTTCAGCCGCTTGGTATTGGAATTCTAGGAATATAAATGTGCCAGCAGACGCATGTGATGTTAAGAGAATGACCAAGCTTGTTAATGGCGGAACAATAGGTCTTGAGGATCGTATTAAACATTACACTCACATATACCACATATTGACAGGTAAAGATCCTGTTATAACAGAGACAAAAGCGTCTACAACAATTAAGAAAGGTTCTAAAGGAGCCTTAGCCGCTAAAGTTCAAAAAGCATTAGGCATAACCGCAGATGGTGATTTCGGAAATGGTTCTGTTAAAGCTTTAAAGGCGTGGCAGACATCTAATGGACTAACGCCTGATGGTATGGCAGGTCCTGCTACACAAGCAAAACTATTCGCATAAACAAAAAAGGCTAGTATTTCTACTAGCCTTTTTTTATTGCATATTGTTTACTTTAGTCTTCGTTAGCCAAAGATTTAAAGTGTGCCATAATATCGTCTTCATCATCTGCTGATGCAACTTCTGCTGTTTGCATTTGGACTGGCTCTGATGTTTTCATACGAGCTGGTTCTTCAGTCGTATCCAATGAAACTGTATCTTTAACAGTCCTAGGTGCTTTCTCACCTAGTACAAGATTAAGACGCGCTTTTAATTCATCGTATGTTTTAAAGTTTTCAGGACTTACCCATTCATCCAACACATGTTGCTTATCAAATACAGCTTCTAATTTAGTATCATCGCCGTCAAACAGTGGTGATGGTGATTTAAATACTGATGAATCATAGTTGGGATATTTATCTATCATCTTAATCTTAATGACAAAATCGCCACCATCCCACACATCAAACGGATCCATAGGCTTTTCATCTGGATATTTAGGTGTCATTGTATCTAAAATTTTATCCATGATTTTCTTACCAAAACGATATAGTTTTATTTGGCCTTCATTCTCTGGATTAGCTGGGTCACTTACAATAAGAACGTTTGTTACATAACGCAAGTTACGCTTACGCTTACGAACAATGTCTTTGTCTGACTCTATGCCAGAGTTCCACAATAAAGAATTAGCTTCTGCGATTGCGTCTTGCTGGCCTATAGTTGTTAATGATTTCTCTATGTACCACTGACCTGTAGGTCCTTTAAAAGCATGATCCCAGTATTTTGCCCAATAGCTTTCGCCTTGACCTTTTAATCCTGGTAGAAAACGAACTACTGCGTAACCATTTCCAGCTTTATCTCGCTGAGGATACCAAAAGCGATCATCTTTACTGTTTGTTGTTCCGCTTGGTGAAGCGTTGGCTTTAGCCGCCATGTCCTTTAAATCTGGACGATTGTTTTTTAGTTTTGCGAATGACATATGTGTCTCCATTTATATTTTTAGGTTTATATTACGTGTTTACCATATAGGCATAGTATAGTAGTTTAGTCTTTATGTAAAGTCTTAATTTTCTCCTTATTAATTAATTTTTGTTTTAACAGTGATCTATATCGGCAACGTGTTTATTTTTGGTGCGTCTAAGCAATTTAGACTTCTTGCTTCCGCCTCAATCTTATCTTTGACAATACTGTTAACATACTTACCGACATCCTCAAGTTCAATTTGATTGTCATTACATATGTCTACAATAGCATCTATGTAACTAACTCGTTTTTCGTGTACAGATCGTTCTACCATTATAGAGAACTCACTTTTGTTTAAAAATTGTTTCAATGTATTACTCTCTATCTTCCATTCCAGTTTCATAGACCATACCCATATCTGGATAGTAGACACCATGCGTTCTCTTCGGAGTTCCATCTGCTTTAAATGACATATGAGTACAAGAGTATTTGATACTACCAGTTCCATGCTCACCAATCTTGTGATCTACATAGACACCTTTAGTTAGATACGTATTCAAATTACTTACGTAAGTATAGCAAATGTTATATTTGTTTCTTTCTACAGCATCTTTACTGTCCTTATACAACTTCATACTAATCAACAATTCTTTTTGTGTCTTTAACCACTGTCTTACATTCTTTAATGACAGTTCATGCTCATCAGGTAATGCAACAACATCAGGATGAAATTGTGTGTGCTTAACAGGTCCTTTAGCTTCTCTAGCTTTTGCCAGACGCGCTATGGCTTCGGCGTGTTGTTCTTCAGTCATAGGTTTGCGCTTCTTACGAATCTTAGTTCGTTTAACATCAATACCTAATTCTTTGAGTGCCGCATTTTTCTTTGCGTCTCTTGTAGCTTTAGATTTAGCATTTTTTCTAGCGAGTTCTGTTTTAGACATTGTTTTTCGCATAGCCATAATAAAGTTCTCCAATATTGTATATTCTTACTATAGCATACAATTTAGATAATGTAAACAGTTAATTTATATCTCCATTAAGCTTGACTAGTTCAGTTTCACCATTCTCAGGATTTTTCTTAGTTCTTATGAACCCATTATCAGAAAGATATGTTATAGTATGTTCAATACTATCTAGCTGTTTTATCTCTTCTTTCCATTTCCCTAGAAAGTAACTTACTGCGCTAATTCCAATAAGCAATGCGCCAACAATAAAATTTGTGTCTAAGTCTACCATTTACTATTCCTTCGTTCTCATACAATTATTTATATGTGTTTAAAATATCAGTTGTACGTTTTTATCAGTCAAAAAACTTGTAACATCCTCAGAGTTAAATTGCAACCATTTTTTATTTTTAATATCCCATGCTACAACTAAACTAGTAAATTCAATCCATCCACTATGTACGAGGTCGTGCAATCCTGGATACTTTGGGCAATCATTAGTTGATACGATGTTTGAATCTAAAGTAAAAAGTGATGTATGCACTTCTACTTTATTCTTATTCAATTTTGAAACCCATCTCGTTTCAGTAAAGGTCACTTCAACAACAGCTTTTGAAAGCACCTCTCTCATTTGTTCCGCATTCATATCATTTTCCTTTCTTTAAATTTACTCAACTTCGTTTAACCCAAATTCTCGATCTAGGTATTTCCATTCAACTTTAGTAGGGTTCCATTGTTCTAACTCTGCAAAGATCATATCTTTATCCAAAGAACTACAGGTGTATACATCTAGTTGTACAAGTGCAGGCTCTAGGAGTTCCCATATGTGTATTGCAATATGGCTAGTTTCTATCGCAACTAAACCAGTTATCCCTTCGTTACCTGGCACATCTACATATGCTGTAATAGGTCCTTTGGCAACTTTCATGCCAATTTTATCTACTAACATAGTAAGCCAATTTTGTACCCAAACTTCGTCTTTTGGAGGGTTTAAAACTTCAGCACGAATAATTAAATGCTTGTGTTCTATTAATTCCATATTACTTACCTTTGTTTCGTCTAATCTTAGCATACAACCTTTGTGTAGTATCTGCAACAATATTCTTTACAGTACGTCTACGAATACGCGCACGTTCAGACTTAGAAATACGTAAGGCTTTAATCTTTTCTTTTTCAGAACCCCATGCAAAATTCATATCTAACCCCTTACAATGGATAGTGGATCAATAACTATCAGCGCAGATGTCAATACTATTGCTAGTGCAATAATCACGAAAGGCAAGTCTATATTAATTCTTTTCATATTCAATCCCAATCTTTATCATGGCGTGTGGTTTCATGCGCAATTTCTCCATAATGCGCATCAGCATATTCAACTGAGTCTGTCCAGTAAATTTCGTCTAAGTTTTCGAGTAACCCATCTTCTGTCGTATTACAATAATCTCTATAAGCTTCTTCAAGTTTAAAATTGCTGCGAATATACGATATGTATTTCTTATCTCGCTTCAATGCAGAAGAGTACAGTTTGAGTCCTCTAAACAGGTATTTACTATGCATGATTATCTTTCACCTTTATCCTCAAGTTGTTTTATTCTTAATTGCATCCAGTCTGCAACAACATTTTCTGTTTTACGGATAGGTAGCTGTGTATCCACTGAGGCTTTAAGAGTAGACAAAGCTATCCTCAGTCCAAATAATTCTGACCATTCCAAGCTAGTTTTACTCATGTCTCAGTATAGATCGGTTTAGAGCTAATAGTAGTATGATAATCACAATCGTCTCTAAAGTCTATCGTAACTGTTTCACGAACAACCTGTGTGTCATTGTATCTATAGACTACTACTTCAGCGGTCAATGCATGTTCATCATAGGCTTTTATTATTTCTAATGCCAAAGCATCATGGTCTAGTGTTTTTGTCATAATCGTTCCTATTCT